TCAGTTGGTCAAAGTCTAAATTTTCTATAATATACTTTGCTAGTTCTGAATTTGGTAGACCAAATATCTCAAAATCCGCAGCTTGGCCTTTGGCATGCTGAGATTTCATACTTGAACCTATCTTCACACACAGCTCAGGTGATCTATAACCACTTGACACAGATACTACTTTATCATAATGATTTCTGATTTTTTGCAGTATATTTTCACATAGTTTTTTTAAGTTATCCATATGGTCTTCACTAGGATTATTACTTATACCATGCCTGTCAGCTGTTTGTGAGGCTGTCATTTCTTTTAATGAAAAATTGTCTGTTAGTTTCATTTTATCCTCTCGTTAATTTGAGTATTTTTTCTATTTGAGCCTTAATAATTGGACCTCTATTTGGCCAATGTATATATGGTTCATCACTCTTTGATAGATTGTAAAGAAAAGGTAATATAACTTTCTCTATATCTTTAAATCTATTTTTTACATCTGCACTTTCTAGTTCTTTTGTTACAGTTTCTTTTTCTGCAACGATCTGCATTACTTCGTTCATCATTGATCTAATAGATGATACATCATCTTTCACTTTTGCTAATTCTAAAGATTGATTATCAAGTGCTGATAAATCTACTTTTGGTTGTTCTGTATCTGTTTTAGGTGCAGAGGATACAGCAGTAAAACCATAGTCTTCATCCATATCAAAGCCACGCATATAATCAGGTAAGTCTTTTACCATTTTTTCCTCTTTCTATGTTTTGCTATTACTTGTTCTGTTTTGGATTGTTTGATTGTCTTTTTTCCATATCTTGCCGCTAGTGCGCTTTTAGGGTGTGCCTCTGCAATTCTACTTAAATTGTCTTTCCAGCCTCCATCGGTCTTATGAGTTATGCCTCCGACACCACCTACTATATTTATTGATGTGATAACCTGACGAAGGTTCTTATTTTTCTCTAAATATGTATCTAATTCACTCATAGATAACCACTTATCGTGCTGTTTCTTTGTTCTTTTGTTCTCAAAAGTATAATTAGGCATCGTCTTCTTCTTCCTCTATTCTTCTTAATATTTGTTCTTCATTAAAACCCATCATCAATATATCGTGTAGAGAGTAATTATCCTCATTCAAACCATCCTTTAATATTTGCTCTTCAGCAGGTGTAAACAATCTAATCATACCTTTATCTCTAGCAAGTCTTTCATTTTTATGTAACCTAGATTGTTTTAATCCTATGTCCAATATCTTTTGGTCTTCTTCTATTGCTTCGTGGAAATATTTTGTCATTTTACACTTCTTTTTAAATCATCTCTATTATTTACAAATACTCTAACAAGCCGTGAAACATCTACCGACTCTTCTTTTAGAGTTTTTGGATTTTTAAACAAAACTCTGCTATCATTTACTTTTAAGATGTGTTCACCATCTTCTATAATTGCATCGTCTGTATGTTTACTCCAATCGTGTGAGCTATATATTGTCATTTTGTGTGGCCTCCTTATACCATTGTGGCATTACTGATGGTGATTTCCAAGTAGCAAATGCTCGTTTCTTTTCTATATAATATTTTCTGTATGAACCAACAACATCACCAGGTATTTTACATTCATCAGGCATCGCTGGTGTAGGATCACTACCAATAACATTTAGTGGCGAGTTATCAGGTGGTTCTCTCAATATGTCTTTTAGTTTTCTAATAGTCATATGATCTCTGTCGTGGTTATATCTTTTTTTAAATTCTTCATTAAGTTCTAGCATGTGATTGTACAACCATCTGTAATTGTATGTACTACCCATTACCCAAACTGTACTAGGATGTTTAGTGTGACTTGCTTTGTACAATATCTTTTCCATATTATTGTTAGGGTGTAACCATCTTTTTATCTTTCTACCATTGGCTGTCTTGTCATAATATTCTGTACCGTCTTGTATTCTATGTGTAGTACATAACATCTGAGCTGACTCAATAATCATTTTACATACGTGCTTGTCACAGCACATTCTAGCTGCAACAACAGGGTCTTTGTCCAAGTAAAATATATTCATTTTTATATCCTTCCAAAGTTATAAGCAAGACTAATTCTATCAGTATCACTATTAGATTGTTCAACACTATGTCTTAATGATGATCTAAACAATATCAATCTACCAGGTGTTGGTGGATAGTGTACAAGTTTGTGTAAAACTTGACATCTTAAATCATCAACATTTTCCAAGCCATCACTTTCAAATATAGTTCTAGCATCTGTTTTAGGATTTGCTTTCAACACTAGAATACCTGATAGTGTTGAACCTGGATGAGTATGAAACTCTTGGAAATCTTTCTTTTTGTAAATGTTAAACCAACCATTTTGATATTTTAGTTTGTCTTTAGAACCTATCTTTTCGGAATATAAATTTGCTTGTTCCAATGCCCAATCGTTTATCTCTTTAAATTTTTCATCATTTATAATATTGTGTGTACTATGTGTATTGTAAACTGTACTTATCCAATTATCACCACCACGTTCAATTGTTTTTTGTAAATCATAACAATGGTCAATAAGTGGTTGACATTTGCCATGCCAATCTGAATAGGAAATGATAGTTGGAAACCAATATTCTAAATTCATATGTTTAATATATCACTTTTTAGGGCCTTTGTCAAGGTTAATTATGTATGTATTTTCTATGAAAATCAATATAACTATCCTTATTTTTTAAGTAATCTAGCCATTTTTGTTTTCTTTGGTCTAATGCTTTGATGAAAGGGTCCCACTCTTTTTTATAGATTTCAATATTTTTATCATTGTACATATCTAACCACTTTGCTGTAGTGAAATCACCTGGACCCCAATTCATACCAGCAGCAATTGCTTGTAGACCACCAGCTGTTTCATAATGGTAATCATAATCTCTTTGACAAGCATATGTAAAGAAACCTACGTGGAACATTGCTTTTAAATCTATCATATTAGGTTCCCATTCTTTATCTCTATTTGCTCTCCAATATTCTGTATCATCTCTATTAGATAATGCATAGTGCATGGCCACAAATTCAGCAAAGTTTCTAAACAATCTTTTAGATTGGAAAGTATAGTTATCTCTATCCCACTGTGTAACTATATCTCTTTTTAAATTTCTTAACAATCTAAACAAAAATTCGTGTACAGAATATAATCCATTACTCTCTAATGGTTCAATAAATCCAGCAGCTAATCCAATAGCTGCAACATTCTTAACCCATAATCTCTTATGTATACCAACTCTCACTTTTAATTTTTTAAACTCTAGTTCATCTGTACCCAAATGATTTTGTAATTGTTTTAATGCAGTATCGTCATCAACAAACTTATCTGAATACACATAACCTGTTCCTATTCTTTCCCATTGTGGTATGTTCCATACCCAACCGTTCTCTATGGCTGTACAATTTGTGTATGGTACAAATTCTTTTTCTTTATTAGTATATGGTTTTCTTGTTGCCCAAGCAGAATTGTTTGGTAACATATCGCTGTAAGATGTAAATTCTTCTTTTAGTGTTTCACCTAATAGTAATGACTTGAAACCTGTACAATCAATATACATATCTGCTGTGTGTGTATTGTTTAATGATTTAACACCATTCTCATCTTGCTCTACAGTTTTTATATCTTCTTTAATATGTTTTACACCTCTAGGAATACAATAGTTATCTCTTAACCAAATAGCAAACATTGTAGCATCAAAATGATATGCAGTGTGTCTATCAAAATCAAACGGAAACTTATCAAATTCATTGTTTGGATAAAATAGTTTACCTGAATTGACCATAGCCATTTGTGGATAATGACTTTCTGCATAATCTGATCTAGGTGTATCAGGATAAAAATATTTTTTATAATACCAATCGTTTAATACTGCTTTGTTTTCTGTTACAAATGGTTGACCAAATGGATAATGAAAACCTCCGTCACCTTTTGTGTAAAAGTCTGTAAATTTTATACTTAATTTGTAACTACCATTGGTGTGTTTCATAAAATCTTTATCATCTATTCCCAAATAGTTTGTCCATTGTTTAATACCACCTACTGTACTTTCACCTACACCCACAGTAGCTATGTTAGGTGACTCTATTAATGTTACTTCTTTGTCGGGAAATTCGTGTTTAAGTGTAGCAGCTGTCATCCATCCAGCACTGCCACCACCTACTACTAAAAATGATTTTATACTTTTCATACTATATTATAACAAATCTAATCAATTTGTCAATCCTTATTCATATCCATTATTTGATTCATTTTAATTTTTATCTCATCAGGGTTCATTTTTTCTAAATCTTTTGGTGATGCATTACTACCAAATAATGCTTTTAATATCACAGCTTGTTTCTTTTTATACTTATCGTTCTTTTTTACCAAGTTTTTTATTCTTGTATTCAAGTTATCTTTTTTCTTTGATTTTACATCTTCTCTACTCATACGCCATTGTCTTAATGATATATTAGCAGCAATTAGTAGTAGTACAGCTAATGGGTCAAATACGAATATAAGTATTAATATGATTATACGAACGGCAGAATCAAAATGATCTTGTGCATTATCACCATAAATCAACTCAGCAACGTACTTCAATGGACCCACATCCGCTTCTAATTTTAATTGTTCTATGGTTATTGACGATTTGGAATTGTTCAAATCTGCTATTTTTTCCATTGCTTCGTCTATTGATTTATTCAACAACTCTCGTTCTTCTTTTTGTTTCTTACGCTCTTTTAGTCCCCTACTAACATATTCTTTACTAATGTAAACATCAAGTGCTTTATCTAATTGGTCAAGCGTTCTTTCTGCTCTTGTAATAATTGCTTCTTCTTGTTTAATCTTTTTATCAATTAATGCTATTTGTTCTATATTACCTGCTGTAGGTTTGACTTGATCTAGGTGTGCCTTTGATAAGAAACCAAAGATACCTATTGATGTTATGAATATTAATATTATGATTGCTGAAAATAGATATGCTTTTAATGCTCTAGGTATTTCTGAGCGCCAGTTATGATATAACCAAGATGCCGCCACTAACTTACCTATCTCTAGTGCAGAACCCATAGCAATAATTGGCACTGCGGCACCAGCAAACAATGTTGCCAATCCAAGTATAGAATAACCAGCTGCTATTAATGAGATAGCAATAGCTGATAAAAAAGTTAGTATTGTTAAAAACATCTATTCCTTTGGTTTGTTCTTCGGTGCGACCTTTGAATCCTCTTTAGTATTTATATCTATAACACTTGCTTTATCTTCTTGTTTTCTAATAGCATCAACTATCCAATTTACTCTTTCAGCATAATCTTTTGTAGTAGAATATGCCTTTAAAGTCTTAATTAATATCTTAGCATCTAATGACTGTCCTGTTACCAACATTTTTGTTCTTTCATTTCTAAATTCTTCGTATGCTGGATGATTGTTTAATAGTTCTATAAAAAACTTTACCGATTGACATTTTGTATCAAACTTTCTAACACCCCAACCTTTCCATTTAGTTCTACCCTCAATTAATAAATGTGGTATTTTCTTATCATATGTTCTTATACCAAATAGATTGTTTGCTTTTAAAGCAAATCTACTTGTACCCCAACCTGACTCTAATGCTGCTTGAGCAACAATCATTTCTATTGGTACTCTTTCAAATCTTGGTGTTTCAAAGTTTACCCAATCAACACACTTACGAACAGCAGCAACAAATTGTATATCATTTGTATATTCAAAAGATGGTTCTTGTAAACCTAATGCATTTGCCCAATGTGTGTAAAAACTTTCTATATCTTTCTTTATCAAGTGTTTTGTATATGGATTAGGAAAAAATGTTCCTATGATAAACATAAAGAATATCACCATTATACCTGTTAATACTTTTTTTACTACGTTATTTTTTATCGCTTGTTTCACCATAATCATCCTCCGTTTGAAAGTTAAACACTGCAATCACCCGTCTATCATTTTTAGCTGGATAACTTGTAGCGTGATAATGTTTACCATCAAATATTAATACTTTATATTTTTCTGGTTTGATTGTCTTAAATAAATCTAATGGATTTTTTATATGTTCGTCTATTGACATTGTAGAGTTTTTAAAATCTGTGTCTTTATAAGTTTGTTTAAATATATGTGTATCACCTTCACAATCATTTAAATATATTATACCTAGTTTATGTGGCATTTTAAAATCAATGTGTGGGTCGCCGTGTTTATAATCAAAACAATTAACATTTAAATTTAAACAACCTCTCATCATTGTTTTTATTTTTAGATTAACTGCATCACAAGCTCTTAATAATATATTTTCAAAAAATGAAAACTCATCTGATTTTTTAAAATCTGTTACCATAGGATCATCAGCTCTAGGCATTAACATATGACTAAAAAATAAAAACTTCTCTGTTGTAGATACTGGTTGAAAGTACCAAGGAAAATCATTTGACAATATATATTTTTCTATATGTTCTTTTTCATTATCATTTAGTATATTTTTTATTTCCCAAATCTTATGATTCATACATACCTTTTTTGATAAAAGATTTTAATTGTTTAGTATCAAATTTAGTTTGTATTTTTAAAGCTTTGTACAGAGGTTCTTTTGTTGGTCCAGTAAACTCTAACTCGGTAATGTTATTAAAGGTAACGATACCTTTTAGATACATCTCAACTACAGTTTCCATTTCTTTAATTGATTTATCTTTTGGTATTAGTTTTGTTTTGTAAATACCTTTACCCTTAACTAACCCTTTTAATATATCAATATGTTTTTTTAATAATCTCACGTTTTCCTCACAATATAATCATAGTAACCGTGTAGTGTATCTATTTTCTTTTGACAGAATATTAATTGTTCATTCTCTCTGTATTTACTCATTCTCTTAAATAACTTTGTTGATTGTTTCTTATTATAGTTACTTAAAATATCTTCTTGTAGATTACCAGAATAGTAAACTAGTTCGCCTTTAGGTTTCTCTAAAAACTGCTCTAACTTTTCTAATGATTCTTCTATTGGTTTTTTAAGATATGCGTCCTTAAACTTTTTTACTCTCACCTTCTTCATAATATAATCTTTCTATTTAATTTAAAGTCGTAGTCCGATTGATTTTAACTTTGGTTCAAAGCTATAAAACAATTTATTGTGATTGCCACTATCACCTTTATTAGCCATTTGATACAGATGTACCATTTCGTGTCCTAGTGTGTCCACAAAATCTTTTTTACTTTTATAGACTGGTTGCATTTGTAGTCTATACACCCTTGTCCCTTTTCTTTTCCATTCTAATACTTCTACTAATCCGTAACAATATCTTTTTCTATCTCTTATCTGTTTAATTTCTATTTGATTAAATGGTGAGAGTTGACCTTCAAAGATTGTGTCATTAATTAGTTTGAAATACTTTTTAATGTCTTTAAAATTTGTATAATATTTTTCTCTACTACTCAATACTGTGTTGAGTCGTTTCTTTATGACTGATAGTTTTTGTTTTTTGTTTTGCATTATAGATAACCTTTTAACCACATATAACCCATTACGAGTGATGTGTAGATAATATACTCCCACAATGTTATGTCACCAAATTCGTGCATAATAAATTAACAATCGTCTTTGATTTCGCTGTCTTTTAAGAGTTCACACTTTAACTCTTTGTCAGCTTTCATTCTTAATTCAGCAGCAACACCTTCTAATATTGTAGGAAGGTACTTCTGTAAAATAACTAATGACTCAATTGTAAATTGATGTGCAAGTTTTTGTAGTTCTTGCTCCATTAACTTACTAATATCTACGTTGTTGCCTTGTATAGTATTGGTTATTACATTAGCAACTACTGCCTTATTGTATTCATCAGCCTTAACTGAATTGGCAATGGAGCTCAAACCCCACCACAATATGGCTAATAATATAATCAACTTCTTCATAATATATCCTCCTCGTTTATATATTTAGTATATAAGGATTATTGGTCAATGTCAAATAAAAAATTGGTCAAAAAGTCATTGATTTTATTGACTTTTTAGGGAGGGCGTAAGGGGATTTTATAAGAAAACCCCCTAAAAATCTATCTTTTCACAAATTCATCCGTCCAATTAAACGCTTCTTTGACTACCGATTCGGTTAATCCTTTAAAAGCTTTGTTTAGACTTTTGTTTTTGATGTTTAACAGAACCTTAGCATCGTCTTTATGTAGACCCTCTAGTAATTGAATAAACAATGTTTCTTTTCTAACTCTGTTAACTTGGTTGTTACCACCGACAATATAAACATATAATCTCTTTGCTTCGTTGAATAAAGATGTATGTTCTGTACCAGCTGGCGCCTCATTTTCCATATAAGGTGGGTCACCTGCGGGTAAATCAAATTTAATCCTAGGATCAAAACCTGCCTTACATAACTGTCTCAAAGATTGACTATCGTTTTCTCTCAAAACAGCAATCTTCTTTGCTTTGTCTTTAGCATTATTAATTTTTGTAAATAATTCGTGCACTAAAGGCCTTGATGAGCCAGATGTTCTACTAACAGCCGCCATCGCCTTTTTACTCATAAGCTGAGGATGTCTATTTTCGGTAAGTTGTTTTTCTTCTGCCATAATTCACTCCAAATATTGCAATATTAAAAATCATTAATGTTAGTCATTAACGCTTTAAGTTTATGTTTCATAAAGTATGGCAATAGTTTGGACCTATTGTTCACTTTATAACTCATATATCTATTTATAATAGTATTTACTAGAGGTTCAGGTATTTGTTCCAAGTCAATTAATGTCTTATTTCTTTGATAAAACTTCTTGGTTTCTGACCCTAATGGAATATTATCTACATTTGCCCACTCCTCTAATCTCTTTTTATTGATAGGTCTTTGTTTCTCACCTACCACAAACACATCATCATTACTTAATATGTTTGGTACACCATCTGATCTATCACCTTTGATGATCTGTTCGTGTAAAAATCTTTTTGGATTTGCATCTTCTATAAATTTCTTTTGTATAGGTGCATATTGTTTTACATTTGCATACTTCTGTAACTGTATGAAGTCTTTATCACCAGATACAATTAGAATATTTTTCTCTTTAGGTGCAAGTTCTCTTACCAATGTGCCTATAATATCATCTGCTTCTGCTGTATCTATGTGTAACACCATATACGGAAAGTTTTCTTGTATCTCAACTCTTATATCATTAATAACTTCAAATATGGATAACCAATTGGTTGCAGAGTCTTCTCTATTTTTCTTTCTAGCATATTTGTAATTTGGAAATATGCTTCGCCTCCAGGTATTACTTGCATCTGCACATAATATTATGTCTCCGTATTGTTCTCCAAACTTTAACTTGTAACCTCTAATAGAATTAATTACCATATGTCTAATTACATCTTTGTCAGGCATTTCTTCAGCCTTACCTCTAGTTTGAGCCATAAGGTTTGAAATTAAAACTTGGTTTAAGTCAACTAATATCATAAGTATTTCTTTTTATACCATTTGTAAAATATTTTATCTGTAAATATCTCTGCAATCTCACTTGCAGGTACTTGGTCACTTCTAATACACTCTGCCAAAGACTCATACTCATAAGTATCCACCTTACGAGTCATTTTCTTTTTAGACTGTATCGTCCCCAAAGTAATATGGGTTCTTCTTTGCTTCTCTTTTTCTAAGCTCATTTTCTATCTCTTCCCTTTTGATTTTGTTTATTACTAAAAATGCAATAAAGAAACCAACAACGGTTACTGTACATCCTATAAATCCTAAAAGCAATCCGTGTTCTAAATCTAACATTACAAATAATTAGCCCAATGCTTAGGCTTTTTACCTTTCAATTCATCTTTTAAAACTTTTATTCTATGTTTTAAACCATCAATGGTAGTGTACATCCAACCACAATCACTTGGCTCAACTTGTTTTTTAAACCAACTAATAGTATCTTTCAATACTTTAATTTGTTTTTCTACTTCTTTTTTTGTCATTTAGTATCCTTCCATAATTAGGCCATCCAAATTTGTCTGGCGATTCATCAACGTACCTCCAACGAATAACTCCTGTATTGGGATTTCTTTCGTAGATTTTTTCTCTATTTTTTTTCTTTTTCATACTGGTAATACTCCTAAACTTTCAAATTGTGTAGACCAATCTCTACAAATGTCCATAACTCTTTTTCTATTTTTAAAATTAACTTTTCTATTATCTAATAGTGTTTCAAATAATTTATCAATACCAGCACCTAATTGTAAGTTTATATGTTTCTTAAATTTAAACTTCTTAAATTCTTCAAATGAATTGACAACATTGTGCTTTTGAAATGGCTCATTCAATTCGTACCAATCTTTATTATAGAAATAATCCCTAATACTAAATGCCAAATAAGGTGTAATTAATTGTTTATTATTATTTCTAGCTATTCTTTCGTGCCATAGATAACCAGCTTGATTATAGTAGTCAAAATAATTATCTCTAAACTCATCAAATTTTTGTTTTGTTTTACCTTTAGTATAATGTAAAATAGCTTTCTTACTTATACCATAGTAACCATCTGCTGCCCATCCACTTATTACTGCCTTCTCTTTTATCTCTGGATATACATATAAGAACGGAAAGCAACATTCAAAATGTGTTTTCTTTTTACACAATATTTCTTTAGCAAGTCTAAAAAAATCTTCTTCTATCTTATCGGTAGGTACAACTACAACTTTATAATCCCAATTAAACTTCTCTGCAACTTCTACAGCTTTTTGTGAGTCGTAAGTTGGTTGACCTTCTAAATGAAAAGTATAAGCAGTTATCTTTTTACCTAACCTATTGGCAGCGAATGCTGTAGATAAACTATCAACACCTCCAGATAACAATACAGCAACCTCACTATCTACTGTTTGGCCTTGTATTTCCTGTGTTAATAGTTTGTCTATCACGTTTTAAATGGGTCTTTTTTAATAAAATACTTATTTAACATTTCCATCTGATCGTCATATTCTGCTATAATACCTAATTCTTTTTCAATAGTTTCAATGTAGTCAGGATGTTCTGCAACACCTACACTATTTTGTAATAAGTTCTCTACATTGACTCTATGTTTTTCTATATGACCCTCAGCGTGTTTCTTTATCGCTTCTAATAGTGAATCTCTTAATGACATATAATTCCTTTGTTGTTTAGATTATGTATGTGGCGTGTTTGCATCACGCCACACACTTGGATTACTAGTTAATTGGCGCTAGTTCTGATCTCTTTACAGAAACCTTGTGGTTGTTATACTTGAATTTAGTTCCGTATAACGCTTTAATACCAGCAGCAACTATTGCTCTTGTAGGAGCACCAATTCTGTAGTATGTTTTACCAGCCACTTTATTACCGTAGACCATATAGCCTTCAGCTCTTAAAGTGTCAACCATTGATCTTGGTGATTCCAATTCAAATTTATTTTGAATTGTTGACCAAGCAACGTTTTCACCTTTTTGTAAAAGGTTTAAAACTTTCTGTTTCTTTGAAAGTTTTTTTCTGCCTCTAGTTTCAGCAGTTCTTTTAGTTACTTTTACAGTAACTAGTTCGTCTTTAACGAACAGGTTTTTAATATAATTAAACATTATATATTACTCCTTTTTATATTTGAGTTTAACAAAACTATTTTACAACCTGTTAAGGCGATTCCTATGGAATTTTGTTTATTCATCTAAATCCTTGTCTGCATCAAATAATACACCAGTCTGGTTTAGATCATTTAATTCTTCTTTGACATCTTTACTAATTGGTTTGGATGTCATTGCTTTTAATACTGGTTCATAGTTAATTTTAGCTTGTGGTTGACCTGATTTATTATCTTTTAGAATAACCATCTTATCTGATAGTGTTTGTGCTGGATGTTTTAATCCAAAATCTCTATATATCATACCACGCATTACATCTACTAATAGTGCTAAGTCTTGCATAAATACATTTGATTGAGTCTTCATAGCCAAATCAACAAACTGTTTTAATAAATTCATACTAATATCATCTACTGCTGTTTCAACAAATTTTTTAGTTTGTTGTTGTTTTATTTGTTTAGCTACCTTCTCACCCATTTTACGTCTTTGTTCATCAAGTTCCCTACTTCTATGATTAACAATCCGTTCTGTTGGAAAGTGTATTATTTTATCATCACTCACTAATAATCTCACCTTTAAAATTCACTTTCCCTTGTTTTTCAAAATATTCTACAAGTTGATTATAACCACCAATTAATTCATCATCTATTTTAATCTGTGGCATTTGTCTTACCTGTTTGCCAATATCTTCTAACATCTTATCAACAGATTCAAATGATTCCATTGTTTTTTCTTCATAGTCAAGGCCAAGTCTTTTTACAAGACCCTTGGCCTTGGTACAATAGGTACAATTGTTTTTACTGTATATTACTATTTTCATTTTCTTTACCTATTAAGTTGTCATAAGCAACTTTAGCTTTTTCTTTTACGTTATAAGCATCAACTGCTTCTGCTATTGTGAAATTGTACATTTTATTGTACTCACCTAATGGTAATCTCAAACCAATCCACGCTCTATAATAACCGTTTTTAGTTATTGTTACATCTTTGGCAAAGATTTCATAACCTCTAACAGGTGTATCTTTAATCAAGTTAACGATAACTGATTCTACTTCCGATACAGTTGTTTTGTTATGTTGTTTTCCCAACTCTGTAATGAATTGTTTTGATGATTTGTTCATCTCACCTTTAACAATATCAGCAAGTTCTGCCTTAGCAATCATCATACCTTTTTCAATCGCCAAGTTTAGATCAGGTGACACTGCAGTACCGACACCAAAGATACACATTCTATCTTTGTCTTTACCAAATAAAGGTGTATCACACGCTTTACTTTCAGAAAAGTCAGCCATATACCATTTTGGTACTTCATTTAAGACTTTACCCTTCTCTGACTTCATCTTGTAAGAACCAGCACAATTGGCTACTAATAACCCTGCTGCGATGATACCTACTATTTTACCATACTTCATCATATATTAA